AAGAGACATTATGCTTCCTTCAAGATCCTGTATGTATACAAGTTATTAATCAGGATATGGGTAAGGGAAAAATGATGCGTGGTATGGGATTTCATAAATGGATGCAATTATCTGACGAAGATTTTTTTATCGTTAGAGAAAAAGATGTATTAAGTGTAGCATCTATGTCAAAAGAAATAGTATATATGTATGAAGCATTTCTAGCTAATGAAGAACCACCACATAAAAAAGACGAACGGACGGCACGACGAGAAACAAAATTAAATAATACTCAAGGTTATATTGGTAGTATCAATGATGCTAGAAAGGTATTTGAAAAATTATATAAAGGCTAAACTGTTCCCCTGAACCCTTAACATGGTTATCCTACACACAATTGATAAGTTTGTCAAGCTTGTCCCTTTGTCCCTTCTGTGTTATAATATATTCATATGAGGAAAACCATATGAGGCGAACAACAAAAAAGAAAGAACATTATGTTAATAATGCAGATTTTCTAGCCGCCATAGTAAAGTATAAAGAAAAAGTCAAACACGCAGAGGAGAATGGATTACCAAAACCTCGTGTTAATAATTACATTGGAGGTTGCTTTCTAAAGATAGCAACTCATTTGTCATATAGACCAAACTTTATTAACTACATGTATAAAGATGATATGGTTTGTGATGGAATAGAAAATTGTATACAGTACATAGATAATTTTGATCCAGCGAAAAGTAAAAATCCATTTGCATATTTTACACAGATAGTGTATTATGCTTTCCTACGTCGTATTGCTAAAGAGAAACGTCAGATGGATATTAAAGAAAAGATCTTAGAGAAGTCTGGATATGATCATGTCTTTTCAGTTGACGGGGATGCTAGTTCTGATTATAATCAAATTAAGAATCGTGTAGAAATGAACACCAAGCGATGAAGATCTTATTGATAACGGATCAACACTTTGGTGTTAGGAATGACAATCTGCATTTTGTTGAGCACTATAGAAAGTTTTATAGTAGGATTGTTATACCTTTTATTAAAGCATCTGGAATTAAAGAAATTATAAACTTAGGGGATACGTTTGATAAACGTAGATCTATTAATTACATGTCTCTTGAAGCAGCAAAGGAGATGTGGTTTGATCCTATTAAAGAATTGGGATGTAAGATGACTGCCTTGGTTGGTAATCATGACATATATTATAAGAACACATTAAGGATTAACTCACCAGATGAGTTACTAGGAGGATATGATATAGATGTTATCGATGAACCTACTACTCGTAGTTTTGATGGTACTGATATATTATTTCTTCCTTGGATATGTGATGAGAACTATGATCAATCCTTACGATGCATCACAGAAAGTACTGCACCTCTCTGTATGGGTCATCTTGAACTTAACGGTTTTGAAGCTCATCCAGGTCATGTGATGGATCATGGTACTGACATGAGTTTATTTAGAAAATTTAAAAAGGTATTCTCTGGTCATTATCACACCAAATCCAATAAAGATAATTGTTATTATCTTGGTAATCCTTATCAGTTGTACTGGAATGATTATGCACAAAAGAGGGGATTCCATGTTTTAGATACTGATACATATAAAACGACATTCTATAGAAATCCTTTTGACACTTTCCATAAATTGTACTATAATAATGGAGTTGCTATACCAAATGAAGAAGACCTAAAAGGAACCTATGTTAAACTTATTGTAGAAGACAAAGGTGACTATTCCAAGTTTGATTATAAAGTTAAACAACTTCAAGATATAGGTCTTGCTGATCTTAAGATCATTGAAGATCTTAGTGTTGATCTAGAGAATGGTGATACAGTTGTAGAAACTGAAGACACTATGACTCTATTAGATAACTACATAGATGGAATAGATATCAAGGTCGATAAGAATAATGTTAAAGACATTATGCGATCTTTGTATATGGAGGCAGCAGAACTCTAATGTTTATTTTAACTGAGAAAGATACTGGTGGTGTATACGCTTTACCAAACAAAGAGAATGTTAAAACCGTTCATATGTTTGAGCAAGAGGATGATGCTGTCAGGTATTTGGAACAGTTAAAAGCTATAGATTACAAAAGACATTTAGAGTTAATGGAGATAGATGTAGATTCTGTTGCCATTAATTGTGACAAGTTTGGTTATGCTTATTCAATTGTCACTAAAAACGACCTTATCTTACCGCCAACAAAATCGGAATGATCGTATTTGAAACTCTCCGTTGGAAGAATTTTCTTTCAACAGGTGATCAGTGGACTGAAATTCAACTTAATGAATCTGCTTCTACTTTAATTGTTGGTACTAATGGTGCTGGTAAAAGTACAATGCTAGATGCTTTGTGTTTTGCATTATTTAATAAACCATTTAGAAAGATTAATAGGGGTCAGTTAGTTAACAGTATTAATGAAAAAGGTTTAAAAGTTGAAGTATGTTTTTCTATAGGCAAAGATGAATACAGAGTCTTTAGAGGTGCGAAACCCAATCTCTTTGAGGTTTATAAAAACAATAAAATGGTTGACCAGGATGCTGCGGCCAAAGACACGCAAAAGTATTTGGAACAAACCATCCTCAAACTTAACTACAAAAGTTTTACCCAAGTCGTCATACTTGGTTCATCCACATTTGTACCCTTCATGCAACTTGGAGCAAGTGTCAGGAGAGAAGTTATTGAAGATTTACTTGACATCAAGATCTTCTCATACATGAATACTCTTCTTAAAGATAGAGTTCGTAATCAATTGACTAGAAATAAGGAGACTATTTATTTAAAAAATATTGCAGAAGAGAGAGTTTCGTCACAACAAAGATTAATTAATTCTTTAAAAGAAGTTAACGTGTCTCGGCAAAAGGAAATTGATGAAAAATATAAATTAAATGAAAGTAAAATAAAAGAAAAAGAAACTAAAAAGAAAAGTAAGTTAAAAAAATTAAACAAATTGGAGAAGGGTTGTGGTGAAATCGAAACACATCGAACGTCATTACAGGGATTGCGTGATAAACAAACTGAAAATAAAACTGAATTAAGGAGACTTACTAAAGAAATTACTTTCCTTGAAACTAACGATAAGTGTCCTACTTGTACTCAGTTAATTAGTGATGAGTTCAAAGCAACTAGAATGAATTCTTTATCCTCAAGTGGATCTGTATTAACTAAAGATGCAGAAGAACTTGAGATTAGTATTGATGAAGTTCTTGTTGTTATTGGTAAGATAGAAAAGATGTGTGAAGAGATGCACGAGATAAGAAGTGAAGTATCATCAATCGATAGAGATGTTACTAGATTAAAAAAAGAAAATTTAAATATTAATAAGGAAAAGGAAATAAAGAATCCTAAAGTTGATGAGGAGAATGAGATATTAAAAACATTATCAAAAGAACTTGAAAGGGTTGAACTTGATTGTGCTAATATTAATAAGACAATAGATGAGTATCAAGTAGTATCAACTTTACTAAAGGATTCTGGTATTAAGAAACAAGTTATTAAAAAATACATTCCAGTATTTAATAACCTGATTAATAAATATCTGAACATAATGGATTTCTTTGTTAACTTTACACTCGACGAAGAATTTAACGAAGTAATCAAGAGTAGATTTAGAGATGAATTTAGTTATGCATCTTTCTCCGAAGGTGAGAAGCAGAAGATAGATCTGGCACTCCTCTTTACATGGAGAGAAGTTGCGAAGATGAAAAATTCTGCTGCCACCAATCTTCTTATACTTGATGAGGTATTTGATAGTTCCCTTGATGCATCTGCAACTAGTGAATTACTTTCTATACTTTTAAAGTTAGGAGGAGGGACTAATCTATTTGTTATATCACATAAGGGTGATATACTCATCGACAAGTTTAAGCGTTGTCTTAGATTTGAAAAAGTAAACGATTTCTCAAAACTAATTGAAGAAGAATAACTATGAAATTTAAAGCAACTGTAAATGTAAAGTTAAGAGGATCTGTATCAGATGCTGCTGGTAATGCTGTGATGAATAATACTCATGTGGTTGCTCCTCATCTTAAATCAAATCTTCTAAGGATTGGTAAGTGTATTGATTATTGGTTTGAAGCACCAGATTATGAAACAGCAGAGAAGGAGTTGCATCAACTTAGTGATTTGTTTTTCGCTAATACTGTGATAGAAGATTGGGAATATGAATTCCATGAGACTGAAGAAACTGGCATAGGAAATATATCAAATGATAATGCTGGTACATCTAAGCATCATTTGTTTGGTAATGAATAAAGTATGGAGGATTTGGAAATATGCGTTGGGTAGCTTTTCTGACGAAAAAACTGAACCCTACGACAACTACGTTGTTCTGGTACGTTCTGTTATTTTCGTATCTTATCTCATCACTAACTGTTTTATTATTGCAGGGGTTATAAGACACTGGGGTGACAGTCAAGAAACTGTCACCTTGTCACCTGACACTCTTGCTGTAAGTGCTATGATAGGTACATCTGAGAGGGACTATGACAATTAACGCTGAAGTAAAAGGAACACTTGCTAAACTACTAGCAACAGAAGACTTGACTGTAGAGCATCGTCAGGTACAGACTGCTTCATTTGATGTTAATAATCGTGTATTGACCTTACCTATATGGAAGGACGCTTCAGAGACCGTATACGACCTTCTGGTGGGTCATGAAGTAGGACATGCCTTATACACCCCTAACATTCCAATCGATGCTCCTAAAGGATTTGTGAATGTTATAGAGGATGCTCGTATAGAACGTCAGATGAAGCAAACATATCCTGGTCTTAGGAAGTCATTCTTTGAAGGGTATAGAGAACTATGGCATAAGGATTTCTTTGGTGTTGCAGATGAGGAGATATCAGAACTAGCATTTATTGACCGCATTAACTTATTCTTCAAAGGTAATAGTTCAATCGAATTTAATGATGAAGAGCAAGTATGGGTTAAGCGTGTAGCATCAACTAAAACATTTGATGATGTCTTAGAACTTTCTAGAGAATTATATGAGTGGGCAAAGGGTAAGCAAGAAGCTAAAGCAGCACAAGTACCTGACCAGTTAGATATTGATTGGGACAATCCTACTTCTGGTAATGAGTTAGAGCAAGAGGTTGATACTGACAATAAAGAAGATGGTGAAGGTGAAGGTGAATCAGAAAGACCTAATAATCAAAAGACACTTGAAGAGAGATTAGATGAGTTAGAAGATGCAATGTATGAAGATGAAATTGGTGGTACTGATGGTACTGCTGATGAGACTGAGAGTGTTACAGACAGAGCATTACAAGAGTCACTAGAAACTTTAGTTGATGAAGATAGTAAAGAGTGGGTTTATTTAGATCTACCTAAGATTAATTTAAAGGAAGCTATTGTACCTTATAAAACTGTACAGGAAGAATTAGACTGTGGATTCTATGGTAGAGCATGTCACGATAAAAATGACCATGATTATTACTTTGATTCTTTGAGGTATGCTGAAAAGCATTATGAATCATATAAGAAGGATGCACAACGTAGTGTTAACTATCTTGTAAAACAGTTTGAGATGAAGAAGTCTGCTGCTGAGTATAAGAGAGCAGCAACATCTAGAACTGGTGTTCTTGATACTCAGTCATTATACAAGTACAAGTTAAGTGATGATATCTTTAAGAGAGTAACAGTAGTTCCAGAAGGTAAAAATCACGGACTAGTATTCTATCTTGATTGGTCTGGGTCAATGCAACATATTTTATTAGATACACTTAAACAGACTTTCAATTTAGTATGGTTCTGTAGGAAAGCACAAATTCCATTTAGAGTATATGCATTCCAAAATGGTTGGGAAAGACATGACGTTCATCCAGCAGTTGAAGATGATGAGAATGTACTTTCATTCTGTAATGGGTTTAAACTTTTTGAATTCTTTTCATCAAGGCAAAACAAGCAATCCTTAGAGAAATCTATGAGGTTGGTTTATACTCAAGCGTTTGCTATGAATGGACATCGTTTACCTTATGTACGAGATTACAGTCTTGGTGGTACTCCTCTTGGTGAAGCGGTATTATGTTCAAGATTAATTGTTGAACAAATGAGGAATGTTGAGAAGGTTGAGAAAGTAAATGTAGTTTGTTTAACTGATGGTGAGTCAAATCCTATGCAGTATAATTATAAGTGTAAAGATTATTATTATGAAGAGGAAAGGATTGGAACTAAAACTTTGTCTATGCATAAAAAGTATATACTAAGAGATTCTAAAACTGGTTATACTCGTGAGTTTAAACCAAGTCCATATCTAACAACCCAACAAATTGTTAGTTTCTTTAGAGAGATTACTGACTTTAATTGGATAGGTATTCGTATATGCTCTAAGCATGAACTAAAAAGAAATGTTCGTATCTTAGATTATGAAGATGCTGAAAGAATGGAAAGACAATGGACTAAAGAAAAGTATGCAGCAGTTAAGAAATTGCTTGGGTATACTGAAGCATTCTTTATACCATGTCAAGGTATGGGTGATGGAACTCAAGACCTTGAAGTTAAACAGAAGGGTGAAGTTGCAACTAGAGCAGAACTTAATCGTGCGTTTAAAAAGCACATGGGTTCTAAGATGACAAACAAAACTATCTTAAATAAATTCGTGGAGCAAATAGCATGAGCATATGGGATGGATATCGGGAGGCAGTATTTGATACGTTTCCCGATTTAAAATTTGAGAGTAACCATGTAGAATGGACTAATAAAAGAAATGTGCATTTAACTGCAGATCTATACTCTGGTAAACATTTTATCAAGTCTAGACATGTTGATATATGGGATGGTACTGTTGATATCCATAACAA